GCAACACGCCGGTGTATCTGAATAACGGAACTTTTACAGCTTGTAGCTCAAGCATAGGTTCTGGTTGGACTGTTTCAAATGGGACAGCAGGTTGGGCACGAGAAAATACCACTGGCTTCACCATCCAGTGGGGCGATACAACTACCTTTCCTCGCACTTTTACAACAGCGTTTCAGGTTGTAATGCAAGCTGATAACAATAAAGGTGAACCATTATATAAGAACCAAGTAACTGTAACATCTATCTATAACAATGGTTTCACCATTGGATCACCAGGACAAGGACAAAGGTATGTAGCGTTTGGCATAAGTTAAGTCAAGCCACAAGCATAAAGCCTACAAGGCTGTGAACCGCTCCAGCGATCATCATTGTAACCATTACATAGGCAAAAACTAATACTGGTATTACTAACACCTGTAACAAATGTTTCGCAGTTGCTGGACGCTATAACATTTGCATAATACAAAGTTGAAAAACTTCTAGGATAAGTAATGCTTCTATATGTAGCATCAGTATTCCCTACCCACCACTGGATGGTGAAGCCAGTGGTATTTTCTATGAAAAGGAGAACTATATGACTTACTTAATTAAATTCGATGAAACCGGTAGACGTGGGGAAACCTATGTCGCCGAAGAAAAAACACAGGAAGAAATTACAGAACTGCTTGAAAAAGGTTTTGTACAAATTCCAGAAGAAGATTATCAGCTTATTGTCGGTAATATTGATGGTCATGAGTATATACGTAAATCTGATGGAAGTTATAGTATATATGAACCTCCTACGCCTGACTTAGAAGAACTGAAGGCAAATAAACTGGCAGAGGTAGACGCTTGGACAGAAGGAAAAATCACCGGCGGTTTTACGTCTGAATGTAGTGGAGAACTTGTCCGTTACGACAGCGACAAGGATACACAGCTTACAATGCAGGGTATAGCCTTGAACGTAAATACTGATCGCTTTGCTGTAGAGTATCCTGCAGGCTGCCCTGTGCGTGGTTACACAGATGGAAGTGCTGACAAAACGATATTCTATCTTACGCCGGAACAGGTGCTCGAGTGGTGCGCTGATTTATCTACCCATATAGGTACTTGTAAGCAAGCAGGATGGAGTAAACAGGCTGAAGTAAATGCAGCTCAAAGCAAAGAGGAATTGGATGCGATTATTTTAGATTAGGCGGTGCAAAGATGGTAGAAACAGTAATGGCCGCAATAACAATTTTTAGTTTTTTATTTGGTATCGCTGGCTTTGTGTTTAAGATATGGATAATTTCTCCGTTGTCAACGGCAATAGAAAATCTGCAGAAAACTGTTGATGCTTTGTTAAATACAATAAAAGAAGAACAGACCAAAGCTACAAATATGCAGATTGAGATTGCAAAAGTAGATCAGAGGGCAAGATCTGCACATAACAGGATTGATGAAGTTGGTGAACGGTTACTGTTGGTCGAAAACAAATGTAATAACTGTGCATGTAAGGATAAGTGATATTCATGTTTGAGAAAATAAAAAACTTAATAGTCAGTGCTAGAAATAAAGTAGCCTCAATGTCGCCAAAAATAATGGCGGTCATTGTAGGCTATTTTATTGCAGTCATTTTGCTGGTCTTTACTTATTATGCAGCTTGGCTTTACATGTGGCTGTGGTTAAACAAGATTGTTATGTCCGACTTGCTGGCGCTGATACGTGAGATTACAGGCCCCGCTATGGTCGCATTTGTGACCTTTATCGCTACGAGTTTGGTCGATAAAGACGGTGATGGAGTGCCTGACAATTTAGAAAAGGAGATTGAGAGCAATGGTGACAAAAAGAATCACTTTAGATGAGCTGCGACAGTTAGCTAAAAGAGCTAGAGGTAATATTGATAAGATCTATCTACACTGGTCAGCTGGTAATTATCACCAGTTTTTTAGTGACTATCACCTAAACATTGACAGCGACGGCGCCATTATGGCGACCACAGATGATTTGACAGAATATAAAGCTCATACATGGCGGCGCAATTCTAGAGCTATTGGGATTGCTTTAGCTTGCTGTGTAGATGCTGTAGCTTATGCTGATGGTCGTGTCGATTTTGGAAATGTACCACCGACAGAGTTGCAGATAGATAGTATGGCGAAAGTTGTAGCTGTATTGTGTGAGGAGCTTGGATTGGACATTAATGCCGATACCGTAATGACGCATGCAGAAGCAGCAGACTTAGATGATTATGGCCCGGCAACGACTTTTGAGCGTTGGGATTTATGGAAATTACCAGATATACCAGGCGACGGCGTGCTAAAGCTAGGCGGTGATGTTATTCGTGGCAAGGCTATCTGGTGGCAGCAAAACTGGTAAAAGTAGTTGTTGTAGAAAATGCAATACCTTTAATTTGAAGGTAGTTTTAAAGGTATATAGGCAATATGTTTACTGAATAAAGGTGTTAAATAGAAATGCGCTATTTTGAGTATTTTATTCGATAAAATATTCGCGAAAAACGTACAAAAATATTCGATTGAAAGGAGGCGAATGGTAATGAGAAAAGTAATGACTTTTTTGAAAGAGGCGGCAATTGTAGTAAAAGAGCAGCCGGGGGTATGCTTTGCGATCCTGGTGCTGGGCTTTGCTTTGGGAGCTATGCATAGCTGGTTCGGTCTGTGATCTCGAAATAACTTTGCTCATATTCAGCTTGTGCGCCGAGAAAGAACTGTTGCAAAAGAAAATAGTAAGGCAACGGTCTAAAACGGCGCACGTGGCTAATATGACTGTAAAAACAGGAAAATAATATACATGGAGTGAAAATCGTGTATGAAAAAATATATAATCATCGGTATTGGATTATTGTGGTCATTATTATTGCTTGTATCGCTGCCTGCTGTATGTTCTGCGGAGGAACTTCCGGAGACAATAACGATGTCTCGGGAACAGTTCAACGAATTACAGACGATAATAAACAGACAGGAGAATCTATTGACCGAGCTGTCGAACATGTCGGCAGTGCAGGAGATGAACTCGAGCGAGCTGAAGAAGCTAATCGAAGAGCAGCGTTTATCCTATCAGAAAATCAAAAGCGAGCTAACGAGTGCGCAGGAATCATTATTGAACTCCAAAAAAACAATAGCAGAGCAAAACAAATCCTTGCAGACGTTGAGCGAGCAAATAAAGAAAGAACAATCCAAAAGTGAGCTTAAGCAAAAACAAAAGGCTTTATGGGGATTTATCGGAGGGGCATTAGTTGGAGCGATAGCAGCGAGCAGGTGATTATATGGATAATTGCCGATTGCAGGCAAGAGATTGGCTTTCTCGATCTACCCGTAAGGAATTTGAAGCAATAATCCAGGAAGCCAAGTTAACGCCACGGCAGATGGAAATTATTGAACTGAAGTTTATTCACGATCTCAAAAATTATCAAATAGCAATGCGAATAGATACGTCAGTGCAAACGGTCGAAAGAGATTTGCGGCAGGCGTATAATTCGGTTAAGAGAGTATTAAAGGCGGTCACATGATAAGTGTGACTGCCTTATTTTTTATGTCTTGGTGAGGGAAATATGAAGGAATGTTGACGGATTATAAAGGCTGATTTAAGCGATAATTTAAGTAAGAAACGGAGGCGATAACAATGTATGGAATAAATCCCTACGCTCCTGTAAATCCTGCAATGGCGGGAGTGACACAGCAGCGTTTAGCCAATTACCAATCACAAATGCCGCAGATGTCTACATATCAGCCACAGCAGTTTGTACCGCAGCCACCTATGCCTTTGATGATGAAAGGACGTACAGTAGCCAGCTTAGACGAAGTAAAGGCTGCTCAAATTGATTTGGATGGAAGCCTTACATATTTTCCTTGCCCGGCAGACAGCTGCATATATGCAAAGTATATTGATATGAATGGGATGCCGGTAATACAAAATTATAAATTGTCGCTTGAAAAAGAGCCGGTTCCGAAGAGATACGCTGATGCGGAATTAGTTGAAGCTCTGCAGCAAAAAGTAAATTCTTTAGAACGATATGTGAAGGGGGAGACAGTAAGTGCAAATGAATCCGTTGACAATGATGCAAATGTTTAACCAAATCAAGGGCAGCAATAACCCTATGGGTATGATGCAGCAAATGTTTGGTAATAACCCTATGTTCGGGCGTGCTATGGAAATGGCACAAGGTAAGTCGCCTGAGCAGCTAAAAGAAACTGTTATGAATCTTGCAAAACAACGTGGTATTGATCCGCAGCAAGCTCAGCAAATGCTTTCTCAATTTGGTATTAAAATCTGATCGGTGGCCACCAGATGATTTTAAACAATAAATTTAAAGGAGATGTTCTATATGACTATGGAAGGTAGTGGCGTAATGCCTGTATATGATCTGAATAACCGTACCGCAGCAGCAGACGGCGCCGGGTTTGGCGGCGGCTGGATGTGGGTAGTAATGTTATTCTTCCTGCTTGCCTGGGGCGGCGGTGGATTCGGTGGTTTCGGAGGCGGCGCTAATGGTGCTGTAAATACTTTGACTAATGAATTTCTTTATACCAATCTGAATAGTACTTTAGATCGTGGTTTTAATCAACTCGCAAATCAAAACTTCGGTATTCAAAAAGACTTATGTCAAGGCTTCGGCGGTGTTCAGGCTGCTATTGCTCAGTCCACCTTCGCTGCTCAACAGTGCTGCTGCGAAACCAATCGTAACATTGACGCGGTTCGTTACGAGAATGCTAAAAACACTTGTGACATTACCTCTGCTATTCATGCGGAAGGTGAAGCAACTCGCGCATTAATGACTGCGAATGTTATGCAGGAACTGCGTGACCAACTGCAAGCTGCTCAGCTGCAACTTGGAACTTTGGCTCAGACTTCTAACATCATTAATGCGGTACGTCCGTTCCCGCAGCCGGCTTACATCACTTGCAGCCCGTATCAATCTGCAACCGGTGTTTATGGCTGTGGCGGTTGTGGCACCGTGTAATTCCGCTTAAAGCGTGACTATTAACAGGGGAGCTGTCACGCTTCCCTGTTTTTTATTAAGGAGATGAAATAAAAATGGCAACGTGTAATTGCAGGACGATTTTAACAACCGATGTAGCGGTTACAGGGAATAACCTTGTATTAACTATTCCGGAAGGAACTTATGTAAATTGTGAGAACTACGTTATTCGAGTAGCTCAAGATATTCCTTCTACAGCGACAAATTTGATGCCGGTAGTAATTCAAATCGGTACGGCAGCAACGCAGTACCCGGTACTACGCAAATGCGGTCATCATTTATATGCTAATCAGATAAGAACACGCAGAAATTATATTTTGAAGGTAGCAGCAGATACTAGCTCATTTGTGCTTATTTGCGGCTATATCTGCGCATATAACTGCGGTGCTGTAGCAAGCTTGCCTGTGCCTGTTACGCCTACTGCTGCTGTAGCAGAGAGCAAAAAGGCGGTGAGCAAAGATGCATAAGTACGTGGAATACCTTGAAAAGATTGCCGGTGATCGTGAAAAAGAAAAAGAGCTTGTTGAAATAATCAGTGAAGCTCTTGAGAGAATCAAGAAGCATTGCCCCGATGAATTTTATGGAGCTATGTACAAAATCCATTGCTTGATCTGCGGCCCGCACTTTGATGACCGTTTAGCGGAGAAAGCTGTTTCTCATATGAAAAATGTCGATGGTACTCATGGTGAGCACTGGAGCATGGAGCAAACAAATTCTCTTGCTGCCAAGCATGATATCAAAGAAAAGGCTGACTTCTATTATGTAATGAATATGATGCATAGTGACTACGCCGATGTCTTAGGCAGTGATGTAGGAACGTATGTAAAAATGGCTAAAGCATATATGGAAGATCCTGATGCAGCAGAGGGTAAAGTTTTCTGTACATGGTTGGGACAAATGCGTCGAAAAGAAGAGTAATGATGAAATTGTAACATTGTGTGTTGTGAGAAAAACCAGTTTAAATGTAATTTGTATGTAACAAAAAGCCCCGAAAATGGCTTGAATACGTTATGTGTAATTACCCTGCGAATAACAAATTTGATACAATGTTGCATAGAAAAATCCCACGACCATGCGGTTTGTGGGATTTTTTAATTATCTGAAATGTCCATAAAAATCATTAAAATTTAGGGTGTATGTAACAAATATGTAACAGAATTCCTGATTTAAATTTGATTTATAGCGTCTACAAGTTGCCGAATTGTCTTATGAGTGTAAACTTTTTCGGTGATATCGGTAGTAGCGTGTCCAAGTATTTTTTTGATAATTTTATCTGGGACTTGAGCATTATCCAAAAGTGTTGCACAGGTATGGCGTCCATCATGGGGGTAGTGCTTTAGTTCTACAAGCTTCATTGCTGGAGCAAATAATTTCCTTCTGAAAGTATCATACTCTACTTTTTTATTTTCATAAGTTAAAAGGTAGTCGTTATTTTGTTCATACAGCCTTTTGATAAATGGGAATATTTTTTGTGCTATAGGAATAACCCTGTCTTTGCCAGCTTTGGTTTTTATTCCGCCTAACATATATCTTTCGTCAAGATGGACGTTACTATGCTTTAGTGTCATTAACTCTGTAGGACGCATTCCGGTATAACATAGTATGAGCACAATTTGGATATTAATATCGTCTGCGTGAAGCCATAACATATTAAGTTCTTCTGTTGTAAATGGTTTGTGTACTTCACTTTTTATATCAGGAGGGAGCTCAATAAGAGAAGCGTAATTTTTATCAATTACATCATTGGCTAAACAATAATTAGATAGTCGATTAAAAAGTATTTTTATATTCTTTTTTGTAGCCCTACTTTTATTACAATCATCAACTATTTTCTGCATTGCAGATAGTTTTATATCTGGAAATGCCATGTAATGAACTGGAGTACACCATGCAAAAGAAGAAGTATAAGCATGTGGTATTTTAATATCTTTGCTTATATATTTCTCATTACAAAAAGATTCATAAATTTCCTTGAAAGTTGTTTTACGAGCAATCGGATTATATGGATTTTTGTTATACTCGGCCAGCATAGCAAGAGCTTCGTTACGTGTAGTATAATATCCTAACACAGACATTAGCTGTTTACCTTCGTTATCGTAACCAGTCGTTATGCGAACCATAAAAGGCTTGCGTCTTTTCCCAGATAATTTTGTTATACTGCCATAACCATTTGGTAGTCGCATTTTTTCACTCCTATACTATAATACCCCAGCTTAATGGCTGGGGTATTTTGTTTTATATGGTTATTCATAGTTTCTGATTGATAATACAACTCTACCCACAATAAATACACTATCATTTTTGTTATACACATGATCTGTAAAACGTGGATCGCTGGAATCAGGTTTGAATATTATTCTATCGTTTGCATCATAAAATCGTTTTAGACTATATTCATGTTCTTTACCAAATACAACCAGATCGCCATCTTTTAAATTTTTTACTTCTATATCTGTTTTTACAGCAATAAAAGAACCACTAGGTATAACATTATTCATACTTTCGCCATTAACACGCATGATTAAAATATGTTTATTACCTGCATATTTGCCCATGATAGCGTCAGAAATACCTATCGTTGGTAATTCCTTTCGCCCTTCTATTGTGCATGGTATACCTGCTGCTACAGCGTCAGGAATGAATGGATATTGGAATGGAGAATCAGAAATATTATAATTTTTCTTTTCTAATAAATCAGATTTTTGCACTCCAAAGTGAGAAGCTATTTCTTCAACAGTATTCATTCGTGGAAACCTGGTTCCTAACAACCAAGAAGAAACGACCGAACGATTTATATTTAAGGACTGAGCCAATTCTGTTTGAGTTTCGTTGTTTATATCTAAAAGTCTTTTTAGATTATCGCTAAAGATCTGTCTGTATAATTCCATTTTTATCACCTCTGGTTAAATTATAACACTTTTAGAAACAAAAACTCAACACTTTTTATTAAAAAAGTTTACGGAAAGTGTTGACACGCTACTTAAAGTAAACTATAATAAAGACATGAAAGGTGGTGTAATAAATGACATTGAAAATATCGCTAAAAGCTGCACGAATAAACGCAGGATTAACTCAGGAGGCTGTAGCAGCAATGTTAAAGAAAAGTAAAGTTACTATAATAAATTGGGAGAAGGGTAAAACATCGATTGACAAGGGTAATTTTGATGCATTGTGCAGACTTTACTCGGTTGATGAGGACAATATTTTTTTGCCCTCTATCGCTACTAAAAGTAAACAGAAAGGAGACTAACCATGTTAAGTATCAAAGTTCCAACAGCAGCAAAAATCATGGGAAAATCAGAACAATTTGTCCGTATTGGATTACAAAGAAAATTACTTCCATTTGGAACTGCCGTAAAAGTTAGTGAAAGTCGTTATTCCTATCATATTAGTGCTGCACAATTTTGTGATTATATGGGGCTTACACCAGAAGAGTTAATAGCCCTGAAATATTAGAGGGGTATAGCGAAGAAAAAATTTGATTTTGAAGCAGCTCTAAAGGCTTTATAGGAGGTTTAATTATGAGGTCACTAATCAAAGCAGCAGGAATAGCAGTAGTAATGAAAGAGAGTATTAATGAGCAGCCGTGTGTATGGGCATTAACAGCTTTGTCTATAGCAATAGTAGTTAAGCTGATATATGACATTGGTTACGCTATGGGGCAGGTGGCAGGCTTATGATTAGAGATTTTACCGTAGCGACTACTGCAATATTTGTCGGAACATACGTAGCTATTATGGCTGCTGTAGTGACTGTAGGGGTGTTGAGATGAACGAAGGAGGAATAATTTATGTTTAATAACAAAGTAGCACCGGATGATTATCAAAGCTTGAGAGAATGTTTTTTTTCCTTTGCTTCTGTGAATGAATTAACGATAAATGAAGCTGGTGATGTTTTAGAAAGACTGGCAGCGGATTTACAAAATCAGGTTTGTAGCGGGAAATATGGTTTGTCAGAAGGGTGTTGCGGAGAGACTGACAATAAAAAACCGGCCTGCCAATTTGGCAAACCGGTAAGTGGTTTACAACCATTATGATTTCAATATTTTTGGGACTCTATATAAGTTATGAACCCAGCATTAATTGTATGTAAGGGAGTGCAGAAAATGATTATTGTAAATAATATTAATGTAACGAAAACAACACATGAAGACGTCGTAAGAGCAATGATTTTCGAATTGCTGGATATAAGCGAGTTGGACGCAGAAAAACTTTTATTATCTTACGACAGATATAAAAAAGAAAGCAGGCACATAGAGAGTTTGGATCTCGTAGTGCCTGCGGATAAGGGCAATTAATATCTAGGTAGTTTTAGCAAATTGTCATTAGGGGTATCGTTGGGCTCAGAACGAACATATTTTTCTTGATTAGAGCTTACACATGGAATTAAATCAGGATTCTTGCCTAGCTTGACTTTAATACAACCAGGATTATTTTTTACTGCATTGTGAACATTTGCTTTTTTATAAAATTTTTCTTCTTTTGCACCTTCGATATAAATCTCGTCTATTTCTAATGTGCTATTAGAATTTCCGCAGCCTGGTTTCATTTTTATTTTTGTTGCATACATCATAATATCACCTCCGCATATAGTAATTATACCACAACAAGGAGAGCATTCAAGATGAACAAAATTAAACAAATTCGTGAACAAAAAGGCCTGTCAAGGTATCAAGTCGCTAAAGCCAGTGGTGTTTGGTACAAGAATTTACGTGATATTGAAAATGGTAAAGACGTGACATTATCCACACTTAGGAAAATTGCAGCAGCAATGAACTGTGAAGTATCTGATTTAGTTTAGGAGGAGTGATTATGACAAAGCAAAAGAAAAAGAGCTACCGAAGTAGCAGCTTCGATAGCTCAGGTGGACTGTAAATTTTACGAAGTTTAGCGTCCACCTTCATTTTAGCAAAAGAATTGGAGGATTGCAAGTATGGATAAATTTGATGATTTAGTATATTCGATTAGATATGAATTAGATGCAATGCAGGAAAATCTGAATAACACAGATGATTTGGACGGAAGCGAAGCTAAAGTAAATGTTTTGCTGAAATGGATTAAAAATAGCGCAAATACGATTGAAAATAAAATTGAAGATTGGGGCGTGTAAATATGAAACTTTATGAAATTAATCAACAATTAGAGCGGTTGCTAGAACTTGATACTGAAAGAATGGTAGATACTGAAACAGGTGAAATATTGACTGCCGAGGATATAGATCAGTTGAAGATGGATAGAGTAGAAAAGATTGAAGGCTGCCTTGTGGTTTACAAAAACAAAATGGCAGAAACAGCAGCCATTGAGGAAGAAATTAAAAGGCTGACGGAAAGAAAAGCCACCTTAAAAAATAAGGCGGAGTGGTTAAAAGGTTATGTAGCCTACGCTTTAAAGGGTGAAAAATTTGAGACTCCCAAAGGCGCAGTCAGCTACAAAAAAAGTGAGACTGTGGAAATTACCGATAAGGAGAAGCTGCCGACAGAATTTTTGAGAGTTGTTACATCAACATCACCTGACAAAGCGGCTATCAAGGCTGCGATCAAAGCTGGCAGTAAAATTGATGGGGCACAGGTAGTAGAGCATCAGAATGTGCAGATAAAGTGAGGTTGAGGACATGATTGATATATATACAAACTTAGCAACCCCGCCTACAGATGCTTTGAAAACAATCCAAGCAGGTAATCTAAGGGGAAAAAGTGATATAAACCCACAATGGAAGATTGAAGCCATTACTGCTCAGTTTGGTTTGTGTGGTATTGGGTGGAAATTTGAAATTTTAGATAAGACTATATATCCATTAGAGGATAAGCAAATATTACTGTATATGACGGTAGCTTTGTTTATCAAAAACGGTGATAGTTGGAGCGAGCCTATCATTGGTTGTGGAGGCGACTTCATTGTTCAAAAATACAAAACTGGACTTACAGCAAATGATGAAGCCTTTAAGATGTGTCTTACTGACGCACTTGGTAACGCTATGAAAAACATTGGCGTTGCAGCAGATGTGTACAGGGGATTTTGCGATGGTAAATATAGCGTTCGAGAAGAACGGCAATCTGTTGAACCATCAACCACTAAAACATCAAATAAAGCAGAAGCGCCTACACCTATAAACCAAACTAAGCCTGCGTTTCCTGACGAAAATACAGGACCACAATTTTTGATGTGTCAGGAATGTACGGTTGAAATTAGCCAAAAAGTACATGATTATAGCGTGCAGAAATTTGGTAGGCCGCTCTGTATGAAATGTCAGAAGGTAGCAGCAAAATGAAAACTACGGTACAAGACCTTCAGCTGATTCAGACATGGCAGGGGGCAAGTGTTGTGATTCCACTTTCATCATCAGAGGCGGAAGAGGTCGCAGAATTAAAGAAAAAGGCTGACGATGGAAAACCATTGCAGTTTGAATTAAAAATCGTTAGAAAACAACGTAGCCTTGATGCAAATGCGGCATTATGGTTTTTGTTACAGGAAATGGCGGCTAAACTACGGACAAATAAAGATGCGCTATATCTTGAAATGTTGGGTAGATATGGAGTATTTACGCATATAATTGCAAAAGCTAATGCTGCAGAGCGATTTAAAGCTCAATGGCGTACTGTTAAGGATCTTGGCGAAGTTACTGTCAATGGGCAGACTGGTAAGCAGCTACAATGTTATTTTGGCAGTAGTACTTATAACACGCTTGAATTTAGTAGGTTGTTAGATGGAACGATTAATGATGCAAAGGAAATTGGTATAAACCTTATTTCCGATGCTGATAGGGCGCTTATGCTTGCAGAATGGGGCAAATAAAATGGCTAAGAGTATCATGCAGACAGGAAAATATTGTTATAACTGTGGGATAGAAACAGGACTTCATTTGCACCATATCTACTATGGTACCGGCAAGCGGAAAATTAGCGATAAAAACGGTTTTACCTGTTGGCTGTGCTGGCGTTGCCACAATGCTGTGCATGATGGCAGTGAACTGGGGTCTTTGTTAAAGGCAGAGTGCCAAATGGTTTTTGAGCTTGAACACAGCAGAGAAGAATTTATGAAGATTATCGGAAGAAATTATTTAGACGACTGAAAGGATTATTATGAACTACGTTGCACAGATGAATGCGTTTTGGAGCTGGCGGTTACTCAACCAACTTAATAGCCGAGCTGCTGATTTGTATATGGCATTATTGCACTTTAACAATTTAGGCGGCTGGCAAAAAGAGTTTACCGTGTCCAGCACGATGCTGCAATCGGTGTGTGGAATTTCTCGGACTGAATTAAGTAGGCATAGGAATACTCTAATTCAGATGGGGCTGATTTCATACCAGGGCGGCAAAGGTAGTCGATCAGGTTTTTATCAGATATTTGATTTGTGTGTCGTATACCGAACACAAACTGATACACAACCTGTAACACAACTTGTAACACAAACTGATACACAACCTGTAACACAATCTCGCGCGGAGAAGAAAGTATATATAAATAATATTATTAATAATAAACAAAACGAAAAGAAACAAGAAGCGCCTGATTGTGAGCGGGAAGAATATTTTGCCCGATTTTGGGAAACATACCCGGTGAAGGTGAAAAAGCCTGTAGCTAAAATCGAGTGGAATAAGCTTGTTGATCCTTGTGTGGAGCTGTACGAAAAAATCATAGCTGCTGTTGAGCGGTATAAACAGACAAGCCGTTGGAAAGAGAACAACGGGGCTTATATTCCATACCCTGAAACATTCTTGCAGGACAGGCGTTGGGAAGATGAGATACGTGTTACAGAGCAGAAAAAAGAATGGGCATGGTGAGGTGATTTGAATGCTTGATATAGGCGATGTAGAGGCTGCGTTTGTGGTATGGCGAGCAGCTGGCTTAACTCCACCACCGATGAATGATGTTCAGCGGGAAAACTTTATGGCAAAAACGTTGGAACAATACAAGTATACACAGGTCAATGATTGGGCGGAAGCTGTTGAGTGGGTGGCTAATAACAATACGCGCTGGGCAACGTGGTTCGACATCAATACAGCGCTGTCTATAGTCCGGCAGAATAAAATCGGCGCAGAGAAGAAGGCTATTGAGCGTAATTCTAAAGCGGCAAACGAGTTTGTTAAAAAGTTGTTTGCTGATCTTGCTGCCGGTAAAACATTTGGCGAACTACGGCAGCCAATAAGCGATAAAGTTAGAGCTGCAGCAAAGAGGATTTTTCCTGATGCTGACGATAGCTTTATAAAGCGTAATTGCAGCGATATCAGCTTTATCGCAGACGTCGAACGAAAATGCGCTGAATGTATTAACACTGTTGATTGCCCATACAGCGGACATCAACCGTTTTTGAGAGTAGACAAAGAAAGCGGATTTACTTATGTGGTTGCTGATCGTGAGCGGTGTTATAAATATCATCCGTTAGTGCCTGATGTAGTACCAAAACGGTCAGCACGTCGTCAAGGGGATTTAGCTAAAGTTTAAAGGAGCGGTAACTATGAAAAAGTATGAATTAACAGCAGAGTTTATAGAAAAATGGGGCAAGAAATTATTTAGGATTAAGGCTTTAATTAGCTTTGGAAGTGTTGAAGTTGGTGAACTTGGTGGATATGTGGAAAAAGAAGATAACTTAGCGCAAGATGGCAACGCTTGGGTGTACGGCAACGCTAGGGTGTGCGGCGACGCTGAGGTGTACGGCAACGCTAGGGTGTGCGGCGACGCTGAGGTGTACGGCAACGCTAGGGTGTACGGCAACGCTTGGGTGTACGGCAACGCTAGGGTGTGCGGCGACGCTGAGGT